CACCGTCGCTTTTTCGGTAGTTGAACGTGATACGCCCGGTCGTGATGAGCTGACTGACCTGCCACACAATGGTCGCATCGTCGTCACTGCGCGCGGTGATAATCCGCCCCGTCGCGGTCGGTGTGGCGCTGTTCGGCTTGACCCAGAATTCCACCGTCCCCCGCGTACGCCCGAGCGGGCCGCCAGGTCCTGGACCGCGCATGACACCACCACCGAACAAAGTCATCGCGCCGCCAACGACCGGCGACGTCTGTCCTACCGTGATCGTACCGTAGTGAGTCAGCGTGTCGGACGACAACAGCTCAGTCTCCGTGCCGAACGTCCCGGCGTTGCAGCGGACAATCACCCCAGGACTGTCCACCATCAAGTCACGAATGTATCCGGAAACAACCGGTGTGCTGGTGGTCCCCATGAGAGCGTTGTAGTTCGCGGTTACTTCGCCCGCCGTCAGCACAGTGCGATAAAAGGCGAAGGGTCCACACTTGAAGTTGGTCGAGTTCGCGCCGTTCCAACCAGCCAGCGCTATGTCGCAACAGACCGAGTCCCAGTTCGTCCCTTGGCCAATAAGCGAACCCGTATGCACCAGCGCGCCGTCGATGTACAGCTTGGACTGAAAACCAGTTTCCACGGTGGCGACGACGTGATGCACGCCGTTGTTCAGCGCCATGTTGGTGTACGTGAAGCAAGACGCATAGTTGGTGGTGTCGGTGAACGCCCACCAATTCAAACCCCAATAGAGGCCCTGCAGAGTTTCCACCCCGATCGCGTAAGAAAAGGTCGACGTCGAGCGGTCCCACCCGAGCCCCAACGCCCCAGGAGTCGGCGCTCCGACAGCCGAGTGGACGTAGGTGTGTTGACGGCGTAGCACCAACATCGCCGAGTTGGTCGTGTCCAGAACCCACTCGCCGGAGAACTTGTTGTTCGGAGCGAAATTGTTGTTGGTGTTCCCTGACATCTTGATGGGCGCATTGATCTGCCCAGTGTTGAACTGAAACGACGGCAGGTGCGGGGCGCCAGGAGTGATCGAGGCCAAGCCCGGCAAGAGGTCACCAGTCAGCACGCCAGTGCCGTGCGGATTCGGCCCCTGCGGAATCTTGTCTACGAAGTTGCCAAGGAAGATCCCGATCGGATCCTTGGACATGGCCTGATAGACCCAGTTGCCGGGGAACGTCGCTCCCATGTGCGCCGGGATCGGCTGGATGTAGTCCTGCACCAGCGCGTTCTTCGGCGGCGACCCGTCGTCGTCGAGCGCCATCACCAGGTAGTCGTTCGACGCCTGGTTGAGCCCATTGAATACGTAACCGCCGAGCGAGTCGGCGGTGGTAGTCGCAAGGAGCCGCACTGTCGTGCGGTCGAATAGACTGACGCGCCCGCCCGCCTTGGCGATTCCGTTCTCGGAGACGATTCCGAAGATCGCTCCGATTCCCGGCGAATGCGGCATGGTTACAGCCTGAAGATCTTGTTGACGCCGTTGTCCCAGGTGACGATGATGTCGCCGCCGTTCGGCGTGATCGGCAAGCCCGTTGCCGTGTCGATGTACGCGATCAGCGGCGCCGCAGCATCACCGGTGCCCTTGTCCTCGTAGATCACGATCGCCTCGATCGAGGCGCCGGACACAGCCGAGAACGTCACGTCGTCGGCATCCGCCGCACCGGCAGTGACTGGCAGATTGGGCGAGCCCGCTCCGGCCCAGGTCAGTGTCATCGGACCAGCGATGACGCTGCTGTTCTGATTGACCGAGTTGTAGAAGTTGTGTGACGGGCTGAAGCTGTACTTGCCCGCCGCCGTGTCGACCAACACGCATTTGATGTTGGCGGTCGCCCAGTTGATCTGCGCCGAGAGGAAGAGCTCGCGGCCCTTGTCGTACAGTGTGTTCGCCATGAGGCTCTCCTAGTGCGTGGATTCTACCGCGTTGTCCCGGCGCAGCGCGGCGGCCGCGCGACGAAAATCACCGACCGTGACGGCACCGGCGAGTGATACAGCAACTGTCGAAGCATCAGGACGAAATGACTGGAACCCTGCCGGGCCACCAAGCCTGGCGAAAGGTACGAGGCACTGTTCGAGAAAGACGATGCGTTGCATGAGCTCTTCTCTGTCGTCCATATCCTCAGAGGCCACCGTAACGTACCACCCGAACCTTGTGTTTGTACTTCTCTTTTTCCTGCCGCGCCGCACCGCAGTACGAGAGAAAGCGCTGCTCCTCGTCGGCGGCCTTCACCTTGTCGAAGGTGTCGGCGTCCTGCTTGCTGTACGCGAGGTGCTTCATCCAGTGCAGGAAGAACGGATGGTGGTGCTCCTTCACATCCGTGAATTCTTGCTGCAGCCCAGTGATCTCTTCGAGCGGCAGGCGCTCGATCAGCAGGCGCACCTGGTAATCGACGTCGGGGATGCTCACCCACTTAGCAATGTCGTCTTGAATACCGATGACCAGGTATTTAACTTTTCCGATCGTTTTTGAAACAGTGAGCTGACGATACAGGCCGTAGTCCTCCATCTGGAGATAAGCCTCGTCCTGCATGTTGATGACCTTCACCGTCTCGCCCTTCGGCTCCAGGTGCGCTTCGCGGATGGTCAGGATCTTCGGATGCAGCGGCGTCGTCTCGACGTTCTTGCTCGCCGTGACCAGGCAGGTCTCGTCGTTGTAATACTCGGGGATGCCGCCGGTACGCCGTACGAAGGTCGTGTACGCGCTGTTCATGTAGTGGAACACCTCCAGATCACTCCAGAGGTAGGGCGCGACAGTGTCCGTCGTGTCGTCCCTGAACAGCAGGCGCATCGAGGTGGAATCCACGGCTACTCGTCAGCTATGCCTTGCTTCAGGCGGAACTTCTTCCACGCCTCGTCGCGCTCGCCGGTGGGCACTTCGAAGCCGACGATCGGGAACAGCTTCTTGCAATGCGGCTGATTGGCGGCGGTGAAGTCCTCGCGCTCGTTGCGCGCGAGCATGATGCCGAAGGCGTCGAACAGCTTCGCCTCGCGCTGCTCCGCCGTCAGTTCGACCTCCGGCGCCGTGTCGGGCGGTACGACGTCCACACCATCTTCCTGCGGCACAGCGCCGATCGCGATCACGTCTTCCGTGCAGAGAGGCGGGACCCAAGTGGGCTTGCCCTTCTCGAACTTGATCGAGTGACCCTTGTTGGTCCGCAGAATGAAATTCCGGTGCAGCGTGAACATCGCCATGCGCAGTGCTCCTGAAAGTAGTTGGTAAAAGGGGGACCGGAGTCCCCCTTTATTCTGCCACGTCCGCCCGATCAGCTGGGGACAGTTTCGTTCGCCTTGTCGCGCATGGCGTACCACACCTTCAGCGACCACTTGCCCGCTGTGGCGGTGGCCACCGTCGGCGTGATCGACAGGCGGATGTTCTCGCCGGTGCCGACGTAACCGGTGGGGACCAGCGCGGTGCGCGCGGCAGCGACCTTGTCGGTCGCGCCCAGATAGCGAACGATGCTGCCCGAGTCGCCCACCGACATGGTGAACGCCGTCGAGCCCGTACCGGCGGTCTCGGTCACCAGCTCACCGCCTTGCACGATCGCACCCGGCGGCAGGTTGATGGCGTCGAAGACGATCGCGGTGCCGAAGACCGAGAGGTCCTTGGTGGCGCCGTTGATGTCGACGACGGTGTCGTTGTAGTTCCAGTAGAACTCGGCGAGCAGGGGCCACTGCGCCGAACGAGTCGCGATTTTCTTGGCCATGACGTTTCTCCTGAATGGGTCCGGTTCGCGTCGCGTTACTGCGCGACGTAGATGGACATCATGCCGTGGTCTTCGACCGTCCCGCCCGAGTACTGCGTGTAGAACTGGGGCTTGAGGAAGCCGAGGATCTTCTGGACGCTGATGCCCTGCTGGTTTTCGTAATCGAACCCTTTTTCCACCCACTCAGGCGATCCGATGTCGGCCATGCCGATGGCTTGCGCGCCGCAGAACAGGATCTGGCAGCCGTCCACCGTGCCCGTCGCGCCGTACTTCGAACCCGACGGCGCCAGCCGTGTGTTCGGCACATGCCGGAATTCGTGGAAGTAAATGCCGTCGATCTTGACGCTCGTGCCGGTGAACAGGTTGTTCCCGTCACCGCGCGGTTGCGCGTGGCGCAGGTTCAGCATGTACGTCGGATCGAGCTTCAGCTTCGCCATGCACGTCGGCGACAGGAAGGCGTGGTAGGTTTCCTCGCCGCCCTTTTCCTTCACGCCACGGACGTAGTTGTCCTTCATGTAGGCCTTCGCCTGCACGAACAGCTCCCACATCGGCAGGTCCGTCGCCAGCACCGCCGTCGAGGCGCCGCCGATGACGAGCTGCTTGGTGGCGCTGGTGCCGTCCCAGCGCGCGACGCGCTTGGCGCTCGGCGGCTTGACGTCGGCCGCGAACTCCAGGTACGTCAGGTCCGAACCGACCCGCGTGCCGCCCGAGTTCTTGACCGAGTAGGCGATGCCGCCCATGGTCAGGAAGCCGACCTGGTCCATGCGGTCAGCCAGCCAGTAGGCCAGGACGTCGCGACTGTTGTTGCGGAATTCGACGATCGACTTCTGGTCGGCCATGCGACCTTCGTGCCGGTTGGCGTGACGCAGCTGATCGATGCGGATCACCTGGTCGAAGGCCTTCATTGCCTCTTCGTTGCCTTCCAGGGTCCGGTCGCCCGCGATACCGTCACCTTCCAGGTCCGTGAGCAGCGTGATGACCGCGCGCGCACCCTTCTCGCTCTTCTTGAGCTCGGTGATGTGCTGGATGATGGAGTTCGAATCCTTGCCGAGGAACTGGTTGATGAACGAATAGTTCCGGGCCTGTTTCCACAGGTCCATCGACCAGACCGTCTTCTGCTCGGTGGTGAGCAGTCCAAAATTGGTAAGTGCCATGGCGGCGCTCCTTGTGTGAGAACGAAAAGTTACCTTGCCCTTTTCGTAGCCCTGTCGCCGCTACCGCGCACCTGCATCCGTGACGAGGATGGTTCGGAACCTTGTATCGCTCAGGTTCATCGCGAAGTCTGCACTGTACTACCAGGAAACAGGGCTTTGCAAGCCCTGTCTCCTAAAACGCTTCAAAGGTAGTCGCCACGCATCTTCGACAGCTCGGAGTCGGGCAGCTTGACGAACTCGTCCCAGTTCATCTTCATCACGGCGGCGGCGTCGAGCGGACCGCCTTCCTTATCGTGGTCGATGCCCACCCCGCCGGTGCTGGCGGGCTGCTTGCCCTTGGCATCGAGCGCCTTCTTCACCGCGTCTTCCTTGCGCTTGAGCCCCGGATCCGCACCCGGCGTCTTCGCCTTCTCCGTTAGCAGCATCTTCGCCGCCTTGGCCAGCGCCTGGGGCGCAGCCATGCGCTGCGTCTGCATGAAGCCGGACATCATCGCCTGGACGTTCTCGACGAGCGCCTTGTCGTAGTCGTCCGAATCCGGGTTGATCTGTGGGTAGTCAGTTTCGAGCTTGGCCACCAGGGCGTCGTACTGCACCTCTTCCTTGGCCGCCGTCTTGGTCTGCTGCGCCTTGACGTCACCGCGCCGCTCCAGGATCGCCGAGTTCAGCCCGAGGATGCGCTCCATCAGGTCGGAGGCTTTGTCGAGCTCGCCGTCGGCCAGGAAGGACGTGTGCTGCTTGATCATGTCCTTGACCATCTTCTGCGCTTCGGCGACGTCGTCCGCCACCTGGACCTGCGCGTCCCGTGCTTCGTACTCCTTGACGCGCGTCGCAAGGGCGTCCTTCTCCTCGCGCTCCTTCTTCACCGCCTCGTCGAAGCGCGACTTCGGGATCGACGGCTCCTTGGGCTTGTCGTCACCCTCGACGACCTTCGCCTCGCCCTCGATGGCGGGCTTCGCCTCGGGCTTGGCCTCGGGCTTCGCTTCGGGCTTGGCCTCGGGCTTGGCGTCCGCCTTGTCCAACAAGTCCTGGAGTGAATCGCCGCGATCGGTTGCTTCGTCTGTCATTGTTTCCTCGTCGTGGTTGATTTCTTGGCCAGGGTCTTCTTAGCCTTGGCCTGCTCTTGCATCGTCTGCAGCTTCAGTTTATGCCCTTCCTTGGCCTGGGTCATTCCCTGCTTGTGCTGCTCGCCCTGCAATTCCATCTGGTTCTGCGCCGCTGCGGTGTCGACCGCCGACTTCACGTGCGTCTGCTCGATGTCGGCCGCCGTCTGCGCCTTGGTAGCTTCGAGCTTGACCGCCGCCGTTTGCTGAGCCGCCTGGATCTTCATCTGCATTTCCTGCATCTTCAGATCCATCTCTTCGCGCATGAATTCGAGCTCGGCCTGCATCTTCTGCATGTCGAGCTGCGCTTCCTGCTGCTTGACCTGCAGCTCCATCTGCATCTTCTGCTGCTCGATCGGGTTGCCGTTGGCCTCGGTCTGCGTCTTGACCTGCGCTTCCTGCGCCTTGGCCTGCTTCAGCGCGGTGTCCGCTTCGAGCTTCGACGACTCGGCCTTGAGCTTCGAGAGTTCGAGCTCCGCCTGCATCTTCTGGATCTGCGCCTTGTACTGCGACTCCGGCGAATTCGCCGCCTCGCGCATGCTCTTGACGATCTCGCTGCGCTTGTTCAGGCGCGAGTTCTCGATCAGCACCTCGTCCGGCAGCTGCACACCCAGCTCGCGCAGGCTCACCGCCTGCTCGAACTGCGAATCCTCAAGCGTTTCGCGATGCGGCGTGCTGGAGACGACGACGTCGTACTCGCCCATCGTCAGGTCGAGCAGAATCTCGCCGGTCTCCGGATCGGGCTGGTTGATGTTGAGCTGCTCCGAGTCACCAGTCATGCGGTTCATGGTGACGTTGAGTATCCGGGGTTCGGTGTAGTACTCCTGAACCACGTCCAGGATGTTGCGCGCCAGGATGTAGTCGGTGCGCGCGATGCCGTCCAGGGGCTTGCTGAGATTCAGCGATCCCCGGCTCTGGTTCGCCGCCACGGCCTTGGCTGACACATCCTCGCGCGCGTTGCCCGACATATAGTCGGTCACGCCGGAGATGTTCTTGATGTGCTCCTCGGCCTTGTAGCTGAACCGATCGAGCCCGGTGGGTGTGTTGTTCGGCTGAATCTTCTTGATCACCTCGTCCGGATGCCCGTCGACCTCGATCACCAGGCCCGTCTCGGCGCCGCGCTGTTCGAGCTCCTCGATCACCATGTTGCGCAGCTTGCCGGTCTGCACCACCCAGCCGCTGTTCGCCGTCGTGTTGATGACGTGCAGCTCCTGGCTGGTGACCTTGTTCAGGTACTCCTGCGGACCGAGCAGATTCTCCACCAGGCCGACCGTCTTGCCGCGCCGGAAGTAGGGGAAGTACGGAATGACGGTGAAGTGCTTGTACGGCGACCAGTCGTCGTGCAGCACGCAGTTGTCGGCGGTGACGGTCCAGCGGATGCGCTTCACCTGCTTCTTGACCATGCCCAGACCAAACTGCTGCATCACCATCGCGATCTTGTTCTGATCCCAGGAGTCCGGCACCGGGCGCATGTCACCGGTCTTGGTGTCGACGAAATGCTTCTGCACGTCCAGCTTGCGCCACTGCCGCTCGATGACGCGGATGTTGCGCATCACCTCGCCCTGATCCCAAGGCCCGAGGTAGTACCCCTTGTTGTAGTAGAAACCGAAGCGGTCACGCTCGCGCTCGATCGAGTCGTAGCCGTACGGGAAGAAGCTGGTGCCTCGATTCTTCAGATACTCCGCATCTTCCTTGTTGTAGAGCAGCGCGATGTCCTGCCAGGTCATCCACTTGGTGACGAAGACGTCGTTCCAGGTGTCCGGGTCGTAGTCGTCGGCATCGGGGTCGATCAGCACGTTCTTCGGATTGATGTTGTCGAGCCGCACCTCGCCTTCCATCGAGTCGGTGAAGTCCAGGCGCAGATCGAGAAATCCTCGGCTGGTGATCACGCCGTCGCAGAACATGTCGCTGCGCTTCCAATCCAGCTGGTTGTTGTCGGAAATCTGGCGGAAGACCTTGGTCAGCGTCGACGCCACGTTGTCCGGCGCGCCGCTGCGCGGCTGGAAGGAAATGTCGGAGCGGTGCAGGATCTGCTCGCCCATGACGTTGCTGATGGTCGAGATGATCTTGTTGATGGTCAGAGCAGGGCGGCGCTGCGCCTGGAGCAGCGCCATGTCGTTGGGATCCCACTGAATCCCCATGAAGTAGTTGTTGCACTTGTCGGCCTTCTTGACGAAGTCCGAGTGCCCGTTGTCGCGCACGAACTGATAGCGCATCCATTGGTGCAGCGTAACGGTGGTGTCGACTGGCATTACTCTCTCCGGAGACCCTTCGCGAACATGACGGGTGCTTTGCCCTGGACCTTCGGTCTGGCGGCCTTACTGGGGAGAGGAAGGGGGCGCTTCGCCCCGGCGCCACCGCGCAACCCTGCTGAAAGTATCGCCATGGCCCCTCCTATTGCGGCTCGATCGTAAGAAAGCCCAGACTGGTCCCGCCACTCGGCGGATCCAGCTCGATGATGATCATACTACCCGGCGGCGCAGGCAAAGACACGCCGAGCAGGTAGAGCTCGATGGCTATGTTGCTGCCCGGCGGCGGGCCATCGGGGATGTAACTCACATCAGCACCGGAGTGATAAATGACCAACCACGGACGTTCCACGTCCCGGTGCGGTCGAAAGCGGTGACGATGTACTTCTTGGTCATGTCCACGCCGAGCAGCAAGAAATTCCCTTGTGGGTCAGTTTCAAGGGCTGCGAGGCAAGTGGTCGGGACCGCAGTAGCCGCCACCTGGACCAGGCACTTGTCGTAGCCAATCCCGTGCACCACCACCTGCCCGATCAACTTGCCGTTGCCGCTGGCGACTCCGTTCCAGGGAATCCTCTGCACACCGAGAGGGGACTGAGTCGCGAAGCAAATGTTCGGACCCCGCCCACTGACCGCCCCCGGAATAGCCCGTTGCGGATTGAGGGGGACAATCAGCATCCCATAAGTCGAATCGGCCATGTCAAGTCCATGGCCCGTAGGTGTCGAGCAGCGCTTCGCCGAGCGTCGTGAGATACACCGCCGTCAGCGTGACGGCGCCCAAACCGACGACGTTGACGGCCGTCTCGTAGTGCGCCAGCGGCCGATTGTGCATCGACCCGAATATCCCCGGCAGGCGCCCGCGCCACGGGAACCCAGTCGTGCACTCGTACGCCAGCATCGGACCGACATACAAACCGCTGTCGGAGCCATTCGGATACGACGTCCCTTCGTTGCTGCTCAGCGGCGAACCAGTCTCCGCCTGCCCACCCGTGCTGCCACTGTCAGCATTGGGCCACACCGCGCTGGCGCTGCCCGGCACAAAACCGTTGAGCGTAACGCCGCCGCCGGACTGCGAATGACTACGCGCGACGTAACCACCCCGACAGGGGGTCGTGAAGGAGTAGCCGTAACCGTTGGCGTTGTTGTACTTCGCGACTGTCTGCCTGGTTCCAGGCAGCGCTAGCGCGATGGACGTGTTAAACGCCTCACTACCGCCGATGAAGGTGTTGAAACTATCACCAGCCTTGAAAGTGATGAAGTGCCCGAAGCCGTAGTGCACCCGCGCTGTGCCCGCGCTATCGCTGTCGACGAACACGTAGAACGTCCGGTCGTCACCGAAGATCGTCCACGGGCGCTGCACGGTGTCAGCCGTCGTGCTCTTATACCAGCAGAGACCGTTGGCGAAGCTCGCCGGAATCGGGAACCGCCCACTCGTCACTGTCTGGTCCCCCGTCATTACCTCGACGCCATACGCCTGCGCTTCCTTCGCCCCACCCGTCGTCGCCCCGTTGTCGATCAGCTGCAGGTAGAAGCGATTGCTGGTGATGTCCGCCGACTGGTACGTCTGCGAGTTGGTCCCGGCCGCGAACGGCCGCGTCCACTGCAACCCGGCCTTGTAGTACGTAAGCGTACCGGTGGCCGGAGACGTCGGCGTGCCTGTCACCGCGAAAGTGAAGTGCGTCGAGTCGACGACGGTGATCTGCAGCGTGCCGTTGTACTCCGTCTGCGCCGCGCCTTCGATCACCATCCACTGCCCCGTCATCAGCGTGGTGTTGACCTGAGACAGAGTAGCTGTGGCCACAGCGCCGGAGCGGGTGATGCTGGTGATGCCGAGCTTGAGCGAACCGACAATCGTGCCGGTAGCCGTCACCGGCGAGCCGCTGATGAGGTACGTGAACGTCGTCGTCGAGGCGATGGTGATGGAGGCGGCGATGTTGTACTCGCTCTGCCCAGCGCCCGAGATGGTGAGGATCGTGCCAGTCTTGAGCTTGAGAATGTCAGTCACGCTGCACGTCGCAGTGGCGGTCGCGCCGGAGCGCGTGATGCCGGTGATCGACACGCTGCCGCCGTACCCATCGACCAGGACGGCGTTCATCACCGCCCGCAAGCTGGCTACTTGTCCGGAGAGCGGCGGCCCATTGAGGTCGGTACTGCGGTACTGCTGCACGTAGTTGGCCATAACTAGAATCCCCGGTTGTAGCTGATCAGATCGTATTTCGCATCGGCCAGGCTGTACTGAAAGGCCAGATAGTCTAGCTTGTTGGCGCCGGTGCTGAGCAGAAGCCCGGGCAAATCACCGCCGTTGCGGATGCCCGCACCAAGGGTCAGCACCCGGTTACCGACGCCGTCTTGCCGCACGCGCAGCCGCACCACCTTGCCGTCGACGCCGTTGTTGAAGGTCAGCAGCAGCGGCCCGGTCAGCGTCACGTCGTAGAAGTCACTGGCCCCGGCATCGAGCATGAGGCTGGCTGCGTAGCTAACCGACCGAGTCAGGGGGATGTACTTCGACACCGCCGACCAGGAGTCGCCCTCCACCGGAAGGACGTTGGTAGTGGCTTGGAGCGCCACCCAGGTCGCATTGCCGTACTGCACCACGTCGTTCTTGACGTACGCCACCGACGAATTCCAAACGCCGCGCCAGGTCATCGCCGCGCTGCCGCTGCTCGTCTGGTTCACCCCGCCCTGCAGCGAGATTTCATCGAGGTAGAAACCGAAGGTCGCGCCGCTGCCCGCAGCGGTGATGCGGATCCGATCGACGCTGACGCCGGTCACCCCGAACAGCGACAGCGGGATGATGATCTGCTGGTACGTCGCATTGTTCGAGCTGACGAAGCCGAAGGTGCCGTCCTTGAACGACACCGTCGAGCCCTTGCCCGCATTGCCGCTGTACCAGCGCAGTGACAGCTGCCGCGCCGCAGGCCACGCGCCTTTGCTGCGGATGTTGAGCACCAGGTTGTTGCGCGTGGACGTGTCGAAGTCCACCGCGTTGGTGAACTGCACGTACTGATTGTTGACCGCCGTCGCCTCGACGCACTTGGTGCCTGCCAAGGGGTTGTTGATTGAATTGACGACGATCGCGCTGGCGCTGGCAGCCGCTGTCCACTCGCCACCCGCCGCTTCCCGATAGACGATCGTGGCGCTGGTGTCGACCGGCACGGTCGCCGTCGCCGGGACGTAGATGAACGTCAGCTGCAGCTGCGTCGTCGGATCGACGTCCGGGATCTCCGGCGTCGACGACGCGATGCCCTGCAGTACGGTCGCCGCGCCCACGATGTTGAGCACGATCAGGTCGAAGCGAGGCCAGGTCACGTGCGCCGGTGCGAGCGTCAGCGCCGTCTGCGGCGAGGAGTACAGCGAGCCGCCGATGACGTAACTCGCCGCTGAGACCGTGAACGAGAGCTCGCCGGTCCAGGCCACGCCGCCGCCTGACACCAGCGTGTTCGGCGAGTATCCCGGCGCACCGGGCGCTCCGTCCGCGCCGTTCGTTCCATCCTGCCCGCGCGCGGCGAGCATGTCCCACTTCGCCGCGTCCGTGCCGGGATTCACCCCGCTGTTCGGCGCGATCGTGATCCAGGACGAGCCGTTGAAGAACACGGCGTCGTCGACGACGTAACTCGCCGCTGCGTCCCACGACCCGCGCCAGTTCATCCCCACCGTCGGCGCGTTGTAGCTGCTCCACGAATTGGTGACAGCCGTGTAGTGCCACGTCCGACCGTTCTCGGTGTGGACCTGCCCATCAACTGGGCTGGAGGGGAAGTTGAGCGCAGCCATCAGTGGTTCGGGAACCGAGAAGTCGGGGGTGTGAAATTCGCCGTGTAGCGCGCCACGCCCTTCGTGATGCGAAGGTCGTCGATGTAACCCGAGAAAAATGTCGGATCGACGATGAAACCAATATAGAACGCATTGCCTGTAGGCGCCATGCTGGTGCCGTAGCTGAGCGTCGCTGCGTCCTTCACGCCGTCGACGAAACACATCATTATGCCGCCGCTTCGCGTCCACGCAACGTGGCACCACGTATTCAGCGGCACCAGGGTCGAAGACCCGGTCAGGCGCGTGCTGGCGTTAACCGAATCAAGCCGCACTACACCAGCGTTGTTCCAGATGCCGAAGGTGTAGTTCTGAAACGCAGCGCCGGAACGCCCCTCCAACAAACAGTGGTAGCTCCCGGGGGCAGTGAGGTAGACCCACGCTTCCACTGTGAAATCCCCAGTGAAGTTGAGATCGGCGTTGGCGATTCCTTGCAGATAGTCAGTGGAGCCGTTGAGCTTCAAGGAAGCACTGCCGAACTTCTTGACCGCCGTACTGAGCTGCGCGTTACTACGCGCTCCAAGTGCAAACTTGCCGGTCTCGTCAACGATACCGGGCGCGGCGTTTATCAACAAAGAAGTGCCCGCGACGGCGGTCAGTGGCGCCGTCGGCACGGTGATGGTAGCCCCGGGTGTGTAGACGGCGGCGCCAGACACGATCCGCATGTTCGACAGGTGCCCAGGGAAGCCATACTGCGCCCCAGCGGTGTGATAGTCACCAAGCGCGATCGGCGAAGTATTGCTCATCGGG